GACCTCGAAAACCGAGATCCCAAGTTGTGAGTCCTAAAGGCCGTATTTTTCCTATGTTCCAGCTGAACCAAGCCATCGCCGCTCTATAACGGAGTGACCCCTTTAGTCCAGCAATAAAATCATCAAAACCCTTCGAGAGAGTATCATAAGACTCAGACTCCCGTAGCATTCCCATTCGGACAGTCGCAACCACACGATAGAAGGCGCCGTAGCGCCGACAAAGTGTGGAATTAAGCGAACCGAACTCCGGGGAAACGGAAGTTTTTGTCTTCTCTACTTCCAACGAGAGACTTCCCACTGTGTTCATCCAGTGCTCACTGAAGTGAGGACCGGACCTAAACAGGATGTCGTCTCCGTTGATCAAACATGGGAATTCAGAACAATCTACCCCGACTGAATGACCTGCATACAAGAAAGCAATTCTATTCTGCAGGCAAAGTAGAGGGAAAGAAAGAAATGACCCCATCATCTGACCTCTCGTCGGACAAAAAGATTCTATGCCGTGCTCAAGGTTGAACAACGTGGGACGCAAGATCTTCATGGCGTATGCTTTCATCGATCCAGGCACAGAGACCGTGGACCTAAGCAACTCGTCAAGAATAGCCTCGGCAACCTCTATAGAAAGGTTATCCGTGGCGCTCTTGTAATCCCCCGAAGTCAAAGTCTCACCAGAGACAAAAGAAAAACCAGCACGCTGTAGGACGTCAGTTGTAAAATCGCCTCGGCAAAGCCACTTCTCGCGCGACAGTCTATCATAGATCGCTGCATGCAGCGGTCTCAAGTGTATCGCGTCCGCCGAGAATTTACTAAGAGGGCGAGGTTTCCCCGCGCTTTGTACGACAGTAAGACCCGAAGAAACGCTGAGAGGACGGGTTGCCCCGTCTAAACAAGTCGTTAGGAAATCTTGATGTCGAAATTTACCAGGTCCCTCATAGGAACCTGAGACAAAGCCATGGAGACCGCCCGCACCGCGACGATTTTCCAAACAAGCTGACAAAGAAGGATCGCAGTTAAGCACACATGATTCGTAGGATCCGGAGTCCCACCCGTGAGGGAACAGGCTCCGAACGATCCGACGTGCAAACGTGATATAACCGCGAGGAAGGGAGGGAGGTGGAGACCGGAAATGGTTAGCGACGGATGAAAGCAAAGGGGCTTCCATACACCGGCATGAAGCCGGTTGTAGCTTCTTGATTGAATTCCACGCGAACTCTGCTTCACTGTCCACGGCAGGACAGTTTTGCAGATAGCGCTTCGTTTCCCCACAAAGGTCGACACATGTAGCTGAAGTTGGCTCGAACTTCGGTGCCTCGCTGTTGTAGAGGTATTTCCAAGTAGCTACCGCTTTCCAAATTGTCTCACAGAGACGGGAACGGTAAGCTCGACAACGTGGTCGAGTAGCGTACGCTTCAGTAAACGTCATAGTAAAACCAACGGTTTATGACGGCAGGCTGGAAACGCTTAAGGTCCTA